AAGGTGGCCGGTGTGAGACGTGGGGCCCGTTCCGATTTGAATTGGAACGGGCCCATTTTGACGTGCGGTCAGGATGTGCGCGTCAGGAGCTTGAAATCGAAACCAATCTCTTCCAGTTCCTGAGTGGTTAGCTCCCGTCCCGTTTCTAGCCTGCCCCTGAGCTTGAACACTAAGGCGCGTTGACCTGGCCGCTGCTCGAACAACTGCCGACTGACGGGAATCTCAACCCCCAGAAGGGTGGTGAGAATCTCCGCCGTTGACTCGTGACTGACAGCTGAGTCCAGTTCGGAACTGGCCACTAGGGCCTTAGCCTCTTCTAGAGTGATGGTTTCCAGGCGATACCATCCGTCACGGGTAACGATGGACGTGTTCAATACTCCAAGCTTCATTGTCCCTCTTTTCGGCCGGAACAGTTGCTCACGATATGTTATCGCGTACTCTTTGATCTTTAGAATCGCCCCTGACCGGATGTCGTTTCCGAGATCCAGACGCATCCCACCCCCAAGGGCGTAGCTCTCAACCCTGTCTGCCAGGTCCACGGCAAGTATCTCCCCCATTCCTGGCCGGTAGTGAAGCCCCACTACGGACTCCACAATGGCAAGGATCTCGGGTGTGACGTCGTCCGCAGTTAGGATGTAAGTGGATTTTGCCATGAGGGCATGGTACAACAGCCCCTTAACGAGCTGAGCCCCCGGTTCACACACGGTCGCATTGGAGCATGTACTATGAGACCATGGAACATCGACGAGCTTACCGGTCCGAACTGTCAGAAAAATCCCACACAAAAAGGAGCATGACGTGAAGGTGATCGTTGGTGAGCGAACAACAGGCCGCACCACTGCCCTGTGCCGCTGGGCGCTGCAGGGGCACGCTCTTGAGGGGGCCCCGGGTTGGTCCAGGATTATCCTGACTGTCACTCACGCCGCGCGGAGGGATACTGTCCGGAGACTTAGGGAGGAGACCCTCACCTGGGGGGGCGACCGGGACGCGGCCAGTCAAGTATTCCGCGATGCCGACTTGCTGGTGCACGTGTTTCCCGACGCGGACGGGATTAGGCGGGCTCCCACTTGGGGGTGGTCCGGCGTAGAATGCGCCATTGACAATCTTGATTTGCTCCTTCGGGGGATTCTGGAGGACAGGATCGGACCGGCGGTAGAGATTTCGACGGCAACCCTGTGTGGAGAGGCTGAGGCTCTTGGCGACAATGAACCTTCCGCCTTGGTGCGACGCTACTCTTCCGCCTGGGGGACGGCGTTATGAATAGTCGCAAAGTTCCCCGGGCCCCGCTGCGTCCCGTGTTCACTTGGATCTGGGTTGCGCTGGGATCGGCCTCGCTTATCGTGGAACTTGTGGCGCTGCTCAGCAGCCGGCCGGGGGGCACTCTGAGCGAGCACGTATGGAGGATTATAAAGGTCGACGACCCGCGCCCGTCCACTGCGGTATGGGTCGGCAGGGGGGCACTGCTCCTCTTTCTGGCCTGGTTGATCCCACACTTCATGCTGTCCTGGTTCACCCCGTCGGACCCAGTTCCGTGGTAGTGATGCAGCCTATTTCCCCTGTAGAAATTAATTTGACCGGAGCCTAAAGTGGACGGCAGTAGTGCATGTAGAGATCTCCCCCGCATTCCGAACCCAGGCACGTTACTTTTGGCCGTCGACAAGGGCTGGCTTCGCCTGTGCTCGACGGAGGAGGGCGTCATCGTAGATGAGGTCCCCCTGGTGGACATGGGGTCTCCCCGGAGGGTCGATGGAAAGTGTCTGGACTGGGGTAGGAGTGCCGCCATGCGGGGGGGATTCCTAGTCTCCCTGAGCGTATGGGTGTCTCCAGTGACGTACTCCCTGGAGGGGCCGGTTGTGACTCGTGAGCGGCTCACGCTCTCCCTGAGTGACAGGGGGTGGGAACTGCGCGGCCTATCTCTTGATTGCCTCTTGGTGGGCTCCCCGAGGTCTCAGGGTGGACTGTCGAGCACATCAGAAGTGATTCAACTCGCTGCCATGTATGCCAGGGCTTCCGGGCGGCGTCCTATTGGGTACCGAAAAGTAACAGAGAACTGCTGGATCCTAGCCGAGGAGGGACGTCGAGGTCATTCAGTCCAGTCGGAATTGTTCGACATCGAACCAAAGGAGGGGATCCTGAAAGGTATGAGACAGAATTTTCGTATGATCCTGAATGGCGCAGGTGTCATTTGCGCTGGCGTTTCGGTGGCGGCGGCCCTTTGTCAAATGTGGTGGATGTTCCTTGCCACCTTCACGGTTGCCTGCCTTTCCTGCGTTTTCGCGAGGAGGAGTCGATGAGTACTGAATCCGAAAACAGGTACGAGAGTCCGTCCCCAGAGAAGTGGGTGGGAAAGGAGATTGTCTACGAGGACAAGCAGTATACCGTAATCCGAGCTGAATATGCTCGCGGCAACTTGGTATACAGGTATGGCCCGAAGGCGGGGCAGCGGGTGCCCCTCAGGAGGGTGTACCGACTGGAGCTGGACACAAGCTGGCCCGTCGAGCCGGGCGAAAAGGGCGTCGCAGCCTCTGCGTACACCTGCTCCCAGTGCGGGAGGTTGTTCGACTCGTGTGACTCGGCTAGGTTGCACCTTCCGCGATGCCCGAACCGACCTGTCTCGACCACCCCAGATAAGACGGTCATGGATTCGAACAGTTTCGAATCCATGACCGTCGAGGAGCTCAGGCGCATGTTCCATGCCCATCGCGCCGTACTTAGCCTGATAGGCCGGCTCGCCGACGGGGCCAATGCTGAACAGAAGAGCACTCGCAAGCTTATACGAAGTCTGCGGGCGCTGGCTCCAGAGCCGGGGGAGGGATGATGGCTGAGGGGCTGTTTCGGCTGGCGGTGAATGCCCCGCTCATGGCCGGGGTGATGGTCACGATGCTGCTCGGCGGAGCGGTCGGGCTTTGGTACTTCGGAAGCGAGTCCGGAAAGCACGGAAGGTAGCAATGGCAGAACAGTCAAGAGCCGCCAGGGAGCTGTACACCGGGGCCTGCGTCAATGGTCCGGCACAGTGGCTTACTCTGGTGAGCAGATTCCCCGGCGGAATCATCCTTGTCGACAAAGGGCAGGGTAAGTACTGGAAATATGAGTTCAGGCCCGGGTTGGCGTCTGGGGCTGGAACGTTCTCCACCAACGACGTAAACGGAAAGCCGTACAGCTGGGAGGTGGGGGACAGGTTCGCCACTGGATCTGAATACGACGTGATCTCCTATGACAAAAAGGGGCGCGCGACATGACTACCGCCCCTCCGAAGCTACTTGCCCTCGTACGGAGGCTTGAGAACGCTATCCCCTCTGCGGTGTTCAGTGGAATCGTGGGAGACTCCTCTCACACGTACGGATTCCATCTCTCAGGAAGCCAGCTCAGATGGGACAGGGAGGACTACTCCCTGCGTAATGATGACAACTGGTCCGGGGCCCGCGCGCATCCGGACTGGGCTTCCGCCTTCGACATGTCCATGAGCGCCGGGGACATGACCCTCATCCACAGCAGGATCCGCTCTTCCTGGGCCGACCCGAATGATGACCGGCTGGCCGGCTGGTACGAGCATGTGGGGGCAATCCACGGGCGAGTTTCGCGACTAGTGTCATATGAGCCCGAGTGGGGCGAGTTTTTCGATTCTGACGAGACACACACCTGGCACGAGCACACGTCTTGCCGCAGAAGTACCCTAGATGACCAAAGGGTCATGGACGCCTTGTACTCGGTGTGGACAGGTCAACGCTTCGCCGAGTGGGCGGGACAAGGGGCGAGCGCCCCGGAAGAAGAGGATGCTATGGAGTACCGGAGACTCGACAAGACCGCGCCCGTTTTCGCGGTCAGCCAGACTGGAATCAGTCGATGGGTGCTGACAGAGGGCGAGTTCGGGGGAGACTACTCCAGGGTTAAGGTGGTCTCCCGGATGGAAGAGATCGGCTGGGTTCTCGATCCGGTGCCTCCGGGCTTTGAGAGCAGGTCACTGGTGAGCCTGATCGCCGAGCGGGCGAGCCTGGAGCAGGTGAATCCGGCGGCGCTGGCAAAGGAACTGGCGCCACTGCTTCCCTCCGCCCCCAGTGCGGATCAAGTCGCGGCCAGGGTGGTTGACCTGATCCACGCCCGAACAAAAGAGTAACAGCAACCGCACCCAGGGCCAGCGCTTCAGCGTCTGGCCCTGGGTGCTTTTCGGGGCCAGGACGCTAACTCCGTTTATGCAGAATAAGGGCCGGCACGATCATTACGAGTGCTACGGCGATTACAGCGGAGGCTGTCACTCCCATCCTCCCCCAGCCCCCAGCCCGCATTGTGGTCACGGCCAATCCCCCCAGGAGCATGGACGTTCCGGCCACTGCCCTGTACATAATGCCTCCAGTAGTGTCTTTAGGGTGAGGCTGTATCATCTGCCTCGTGAGCGGATACTGGCAGGATAACCCTGACCGACACTGTGCCGGGCTGGAAGGACTGTATGACCCGGACTTTGGCGCGGATCGGGCATTTCTCGTCAACACCTGCGCCAGAGGGGGTGGGTGTCCTGTCATCTGGGAGTGCCTGGAAGCGGCGATTGCGGAGGGGGATAGGCATACGGTGCGGGGGGCGCTCCCACCCCGGTGTAGAACCCTGGTGTTGCGGGCGAAGGGCAGGGAGAGGCTGGGAAAGAGTGATCCAGCGGGGACGGCTGAGGAGCTCTTGGAGGCTCTCAGGGTGCGGGTGCGACGGGAGATTGCCGCCAGGGTTGATTCCACGCCTCGCTCTCCCCGGGGCGGCCCACCTCCAAGGGTTTGACACTACGAACCCACTAGGCTAGTATTGATCTGACATTGCCGAGTTTGGATTGGGGAATCAGATGTCACAGGAAGTTCCTCTTGACCTTTCCCTCCCGAAGCTACTGGAATGGCAGCAGGCCGAAAAGGAGCTGGCTGCCTTGAGGTCGAAGGTGGAGCAGCTCAAGGCGGAGTTTCGGGGGGCCATGACCTCCCTGGACGCAGAGGTCGGCACCGTCGGGGGCATGCCGGTAATCTCCCGTCGCAAGACAAGGACCTTCCGGGGAAAGGACTTCGCCGAAAACCGTCCCGACTTGCTGGACCATTACACTCACGTCAGAGTAAAGGCGGTAGAAGAGCTCGACCTAGCCGAACTGGAAAAAGATCATCCTGATGTTTACAGGAGCTTCCTGTCTGAGACCCTAAAGCCGGACTGGAGGAAGCTTGAAACCGCCCTCCGTCTTCGGTGCTCGGAATGAGCCGGGCAAAGGCCATGGGGACGGCAGTCGAAACCGGCGCCGTGAACTGGCTTGCCCATAACGGATTTCCGGATGCGGAACGCCTACCCCTGGCAGGAGCCAGCGATAGGGGAGATATCAGGCTTCAATCCAATCCGCTGATCATTGCAGAGTGCAAGCGCGCCAAGCTGGGGGTTCACCTCAAGCCGTGGATGCGTGAACTCGCGACAGAGGTTAGCAATGCTAAAGCTGATGCCGGAATCCTGATCGCCGCTCAGAGAGGCGTGGGAGTGGCGCGGGCCGGACTATGGTTCGCGGCAATGAGCTTTGAGTCATTTCGCTGCATCGTTGCCGCTGATTCGACCCTCGGAGGGGAGCGCGTGATGGTCGGCTGCGAATTTCTGTCCCCAGTGAAGCTGAACTCCAGCTATGTTCCATTCCTGAGGCTCGGAGGGGAAAAAATGGTGAGGACGCACACTATTGGGGATTCCTACGACGGTGTGGTGTGCGGGCCGATGTGGCGCTTTGCTGAGATCCTTAGGGCCTGGAGCAATCGATGAGTGGAAAACACGAAAACTCGCCGCAGGGAACTCCATACGCTTCCATCATAAGTGCGGCCGAGGAATACGCCTCCGAGCTGGACAAGAAGCGGCTGGATGCCCTGCTGGCCATGATGGTAGCGTTTCCAGAGCTCCGGGACGGGCACAGTATTGGACTGGATCTGGCTCGAATCGCATACGCCGGATTCCTTCTCACCGGACCGGTTTTACTCCGAGTGAGAGGGGCCTGCTCGAAGTGCGTCCCCCCAGACGGATTTCAGGAAGAGGTGCTGCTTAACTGGAGAATGTTCGTCCTGGATCCGGAGCCAAGGTGCCGACTGGTGAAGGGGCTCACGCTACCCGTTCCGCCGCTGATGAAGGTCAGCATGGATCGACTTTCCAATAACCCCTTCCCTTCCGCTGCGGAGGCTGGGAGCGTCCTTGAGGAGGTGTCCAATCTCATCTTGTGGGTTGGAAGGTTTGACGCCACCGGGGGGGAAGAGATGGTAAACCTGGCGACGGCGTGCCTGCTGCCCCCAGCGATCGGAGGCATGGAGCATGGAGTTTAACGTTCCCTCAGACGCCGTGACCATCGATGGAGTCCTGGACTGGATTGTGAGTGCCGCCCTCGGGCATCCTGTGCTAGTGGCGGTCTTGATCCTGGCGGCTGTGGCCATCGTAGCCGCTAGGTCAATGGGTGGAGCGGTGTCGGGTGTTGCCGGCCGACTGGCAATGCCAATTGGAGTGTTAATGCTAGTGGCCATTGCAATTGGCCTGATGAAGATTTTTAGCTGACTGAGGTGAGGTGCCCGGGGTGTCGACAATAATCAAGATACTTTTCGCGTTCACAATAGCTGCGGGATGCGCTCTGATTATTGTCGGCGCATCTGGGTACCTTTATGTGGATGGACTCGCACCCGAGGTTACGGTATCAGTTATGCTGCTGGCACTTCTGGCAGGATCCACCCTGCATCCGCCTAAACGCTAAACCGCGATGCCTGTGTGGGGGCAGCCGAGACACCTCGGGTGCCCCAAACACCTTTCCGCCCCGAATCGTCGCCGAAACAGCCCGGATCAGACGTGCCTGGTACTCCTGGACCCGCCACTGATCCTTGGCCCGCACCACAGCTATCACGACCAGATTCCCGCCGTGCCGCTCGACGCGGCAGCTGACAACCCAGGGTTTCAGCCTCTCCCACCGGGCGGCGACCCCAGCCATGACCGGAAGGGCGATCTCGGCCGCTAGCTGGTCATCCCAGCTAGTCACCCACCGATACTTTCGACGGGACTCAGCCACGTCCCCCCCCCGATCGCCACAGAGCCCACAGGGTCAATCCCGTGGTCACTAGGCCCACCAGGGCCGCCGACTGGGAATCGCTCAACCGCAGCCCGAAGGCGGCGGCAGTCGACAGAGCGGCGGTCAGAGTCGTGATAACAGCCGACCTGATCGCCAGGGACCGCGCGCTCTCTCCCGGCACTCCTCCCGGCTCGGGACGGGACACTTCGGCGGCCTGTCTTGCCGGAGCGTCGTCAGGATCAGACCGCTTCGGCCAAGTCCAGGGGGGGGTGTTCGGTGACATTCTCTGATGCTCCCCTCACTCCGGTGAACCTCCCCGTTGCTCCAACTGGAGCTCAAGAGTCTTGATCCTTGCCTCTTGGGTTGCCATGGTTGCCGCGCAATCCCGTGCGGCGTTCCGGTAATAGTCGCAGTCTCGACGCTCCTGCCTCAGTTCTTCAGCATAGATCATGATAATGCGATCTACTACGTATCTGGGGAACAGATGCCCGGTGGCTACCAGCGCCACAACGCCGACAGCGAGGATGCCGCCGAAGGCGACCGGGAGGGTTGTCACGTAGTGATCATATCCCCGGGGGTGGAGATTGGCCACCGTTCCAGCCGGGCCGAAGGTCGCTCCAGCTCCTGCTGGAGGATGGCACGTGTTACATGATCCCTATTTTCGTGACCGCCATTCTTGCATACCTTATTACGCCTGGATCCGGAGACTGTTGAAGGCACTTCAATGTTATTACATCCGGAACCGCACTGTATATTGCCGCAGTGGCTGAAAGAGAGGCGCCTAGCTGGACTGTCGGCCCAATTTGGTTTTCGGCTATCCCCCCATATATTGCGCCCGAAACTACCATATATTGAAAGCCGACTGTGCCCGTGGAGATTCCCGTGGAATCAATGTAGCAACTGGCGGCAATCAGAAACGCCCCCCTCGGGATTGATATTCCAGTGGGATCTGACACCAGGTCTACATATTCATCACTGTCATACACCGCTTCGTCCCACACTGTCGCTGTTAGCGTTGACGCGGGGAGGGGGGTGGTGGTGGTCTTGTTGACCATTGCGCCCCTTCTCCTTTTTATTTCCTGCACTCTTCGTGCTCTACCCTCCAGCTGGTACTGGATGTCGGTTGCGAGATCAATAAGTGCGGCATCCTGGTTGTCGTCATCCACGTCTGGGACACGAAGAGACGCAAATCTTGTCCTATACATCAGACAGCCCCCTAACTCTGTGTATCCACATGGTTGATGACGCATCTATCGTTAGCGCTCCGGACCCGGTTGCATTCATCAGGGCCGACACGTTAACGGTTCTAATACTGTAGACTTCAAATAGCATTGACAGGTTGAAGCAGGTTTTGCCTCTGAGCACAGCGTGATCCTGGGCCTGCCTTATTGATTCGACATAGGTATTCGCCCTCCTGGACCCCCGTTGGTCTTCTACCACAAGGTTCATCCTTATGGAGTCTATAGTGCTGTCGCACGTAATTGATACAGTCACCCCAGCATGGTATATCCCAGACCTCCATTCTCTTGGGTTGTAGAATCCGTTAAATGCGCTTATACGGCCTCGGCTGCAATACTTTAACGCGTCAGTGCGTACATAGTAGTCATCTGCCAGAGGCCAAGGGATTCCAGCGCCAGTTACGGGCTGATCCGCCAACATCCCGGCCACAGCCATCTCCGGCCTCTCCAGCCAGTCAATCTCCTCTTCAAGCAGCTCTATTCTATGATCAGCCATCTCCGACAGGCCGCTGATGGATGTCAGAGAAGCGTGGTCAAAATTTTCCAGGATTGGAAATCCACAAGAATTCGTAAGCACTAGTCACTCACCTTGAACGCATACAGCATTGAGCTTGCTATCGTCTGGGGGGAGTCGAAAAAGGCTAAATTATAGCACTCCGTTGAAACTCTCTCCCCCTCTGGGGGGACAACTTCAAGGTTCCCAGACGCTCCAGCGCCGCCCCCTCCGGGTGGATTATTTACCGGGATCAGGTCGATTACACTGACGCCGTTAAGTATTGTTGGGTACCCTCCGATATCAACTATGCCCCCTCCGGGTGCAAAGTGGCTGGAGTGTGCAGCGTGGCCATTCATCCAAATCCCACCGGGAAGCATGTTTATCCCGTCAGGGTCTGACACTAAGTCCACCATTCCGGTTGGGTCAAAATCTACGGTGGAATACGGAACCAGCCCTAGAAGTAACGCCGTGACTCCCGGAGTGGCGGAAACCCTAGCAGCAGGGATGTTTTTTAGTTCGATCACGGCCTGTTCGAGTTCGGCAAGCGCCTCGCACGTCGCATTCGACACCCTGTTGAATTCCTCCACGAAGTCACACGGATCGTCAGCTGAGGAAATGCTTGTCCAGGTGGTCACATAAGGGAGGATTGAAATAGCGATTGACCATGACAGCGCGGCGGCTCCACCTGTGACGGTGATTGTCCCGGCAGGCTCCCCCCCCACGGCCGGGGTGGCATTGAACAGCATGCTAATGCCGGCATCACTTCCGAGGGTAGATGATGTGGTGTATCCAGAAGGATACCCGGCTCTAGCGGCCGAAAGGATAACATTCTGTTTGAACGCTACATTTAGCGCTACGCAGCCGTCCCTTGAGATCGGAAGAGCTGGGACGTCGACATTCTGAGCTGAGGCGTTGGTCTGAGCCTCGACACTGTGCCTAACGGCTTCCACGTCGGAGGCGGCGTACCTCCATGCATGCGCCATGGCTATCGTCGTATCCCCCGCCACTCCGCCCACGAAATCCACCTGCGGCATCGTGTCGCCAGAGCTCCATACCCGTCCGACTACGATCATGTTCGCGTGCTGAGCCAGGGACTTCCAGCCGGCCGGGGCCCGGACTTGGGCTGTTGCCCCACGGATTCCAGCCGTTATTAGAACCAAGTCACCCGGAATCACGCCCGGGACAGCACCCGGAGTCAAGGAGGTATTGTTTCCGTCGGCCGCAACTCCCGCGCCCACGTACTCTACTGTTTTCACGGTGCGATTAGCCTCCCAGCTACAATTGCCGCCCCTCCGTCGTCCACTAAAACTAGGACCACGTGTCCGACCACTGGAGTGTATGACGCCAGCCTGGACGTGGCCGGCAAGTCTCCGTCGGTAGTTGACACCACCAGCGGACTTGAGCTTTTCACGGTACCGCTACGTCGCCGCAGTCCTGAGTCGGAAGCTGAGGCTAGGGCCGAGGCTAGCGGGGAGGTCATTCCTCATCCCCTCCTCCCGGGGCGCGCCACTGGGCTGCCATTACTGGCGCTTTCCCCAGAGTTGCACTAAATGATGCTAGTGCGCGGGTAAATGTGCCATGTCTGGTCACTATTGTAGCCGGGTCTCCCAGCTCAAGCGCGGGGTCAAACAGAGACCTAGTGGCCACCTGGGCCTGTCGGGATTGAGACTGGCGCAAGCGTTGTCTAGCAACAGATTCGGCCTGAGCAACAGTAGAAACCGAGTCTGCCCGCACCTTGAGAACCCTGCGCCCGAGTGGCCCGAGATAGTAAGTTGGGGAGTCTTCGTTTACATCAATTGCGGTGCCGGAAACGGGCGCGTTTCCAGTGGCCTGCTCTCCCGACACCTGGCAGATCGTGTACACCCCCACCCTGGATTTGATCACAGTCGACGAAACCTGGTCCACCCCATCCCTGAAAGTGGCGACGGCCGGGGGAAGCGCTGGACTTGCCCACGGAATGATTCTCAACGTGTAGCTGCCGTCCGGCAACTGGTACCAGTGGCAGCCGACTCCAGACGCCAAACTGTCAAGGACCTGAGCTCGATCAGATTCCCAAGTAAGGGCCGGAACGGTGGCGTACGTTTCGTCGAACAGTCCGAACACGGCTCCCGGTTGGGAGTCGCTGATCAGATCCTTGATCGCTGCGGTTACCAGCCTACCCGCCCCGGACTGCACCGGAGAAATGAAGCTATCAGAGACTATCTGCTCCACCCTGTCAGAAGCGTCTAGCTCAAAGCCACTTCCACTTCCCCGAGCCGAGGTCGTCACCACCGGGCCCGTGAATACCTTCCACATCCTGTCAACCCCGCCGCCGCCTCGCCACCCGCACCACAGCACCAGCTCGGAGGCGGTTGGATCGAGAAGGTCCCCATCTGCCACGGGGAACAGCTCTGCTGGAAGGGTCAGGTGCAGCTGTCGAGTCACCCGGTTTTCCAGGTTTGCTGAAAGGGACCCGTCAAGGATCGGGACCCCCGCCTCTCCGTAGGTGTCGATTCGCTCTCCGCCCCTCCAGACCTCCAGTCGGCGGAGGAACGTTCCACCCGTCAGTAGCTGGCGGTATGCGGCGTCGGTGCCACCCTCAAGCATCAGGCACCTACCAGCAGTTCATGCCAGGTTTTCCCCGTGGCGGTCAGGTCAGCCCAAGTCGGGTAGGTCGCCCCGACCGCCGTCCAGGTAGTGATTGACCCCGGATATCCGGAGCTGCCCGCCCCCATCCCCAGGGACCCCCAGGACAGCCCGGCCGCTGCGACGTCTCCCCAGGTGGCGTACGGACCGGAGCACAGGTCCTGCCACCTGGCTCCCAGCCACCCGTATGCCTCCCCGGCCGGCTGGGCACATTCTCGGGCCTGGATCGTGAACACCCTCCAGGGCTTTCGATGATCCGCGCTTATCCGGGCAATCTCCACTCCGGTGGGGATCAGGTATCGAGGGCCCATCTGGTAGGGGGACGGTGGCCGAATCAGTAGCACGCCGCCGGGAGCCAGCAGGGCCTCCATGGCCTCCCTGTCCTCCCTGGCCCGAGTGGCTATTCGAATGTCAAACAGCGGTGAGGCAATTGGCTCTGGAATCGCAATTGGGTAGCGGCTCCCGGGCACGCCGAGAACCTCCGTTTGCAGGCTCAGGTTGTCGTTCGACAGGCTGAGAATAATCTTCGCCCCGGCTGTGGTCGGACACTCCACCTTGCTGGAGCGAGACAGAGTTAGGGGGACGTCCAGGTATGGGCGTAGCGGATCCCCAAATCTCCAGACCGACCCGGAGGGCACGGTCACCGGTCCGGCTGCTACCGCGAGAGTCTCCCCGGGTAGGCCTGATAGGTATTCGAATGGAGTGTCCAGGGGGGCGGTAGTGTCAGCGAACAGACCGACCCCGTCCACCAGTTGCACCGTGGCGTTGCTTGACAAGTATCCGGCTGGAAGGTTGGGGTATGACAGGATGGTGGACCCCACCATGCGGCGCGCGATTACTGCCGCCCCGTCAGGGGGCGGGTCGCCAGAGGCGTCTACCCGGACAATCACCAACCCCAGGCCGACATACACCGCGTGGGTGACGTGGATAAGGGTAGCCATGGGTTAGGCTCGCAATGCCAGTGAGGAGGTGGCGTAAGCCGCTGTCCAGGCCGGGAGAGTGGCGGGGATCGGGAAAGATAATGCAGAGGTTCCATACGCCGGAGTCCCGTCGTACATGGTGCCGAGAGAGGCCCGGAGTATTGGGGCGCCAGTAAATTCAAGCGTGGTATTGTCTGCCGCCAGTACCAAGGCGTATTTGGTTCCGGCGTTCAACGTGGGCCCCGCCGCAATGGGGTGTACGGATTCACCGGGCGCAGGGCTGGCCGTGGACCCAAGTGACCACAGTCTCGCCCTGGTGGTTGCATCTACAATTGCCAGATCGAAATTTCCACTTGATGTTTCACACCACCACACCATCTTTGTTGGAGTAATCGTCGCCTTTGGTCTGATGATTGACACCAGGGCAGAGTTTGCGGTACCGACAGTTGTTGTTATCGAGTAGGACGCAGAGATAAAGCTTCCGATATCCCCAAGCGAAGTAACCGCTAGGTCTGGGACACACAGGGCGAAATCGGTATCGATTGCGGCTGCCAGTCCTTGCATGCCCGCCGGTCCGTTTGCTGGGTCCGCCGGAGCCGGATATGGGTATCCCCTTGATGTGGTTGGCATTTCTGGCTCCTTAGGAGGCTACGCGTACACCATAGGAAGCGTCTCCCACCGCGCGAGAGATGCTACTGTCTACGATCTCCACCATTCTAGCGGTGACCTGCTGCTCCCCCAGGTAGAACACCTGGGTAGTACCCCCGCCCTCTCCTCCGAGCATTCTGGTCAGCCCGGACTTCTCTGCCAGCTCCCGGGCACGCCCGGGTTTGGTGAGCGGTATTACAACCTCTCGGCCGCTCTCTGCCAACCTGGCCACCTGGGGGGTCTTGACGATATCTCCCTCTGCGTACCCTGGGAGATTCACGGAGCTGAGCAGTCCCTTGACCGCAGTGGCAGATCTCTTTTTTTCCTCCAGGATTCCGAGCCAGGTGAGCGCCTTCCTAATGGCCGCTATGAGTGATCCAATCGCGGCTGTTATCAGGACTACCGTGGTCAGGACTCCTATCAGGACCGCCCCGGCGATCCGTCCGGCGTCGGCAATGCCCTCCATGGCCAGCTGCCCCTCCCTGGATTCGACAAATTCCCTGAAGGTCTTTACCATGTCCCCCACAATTTCCAGGAAGCTTTTCCCTTCGAGGTTCGCGTCATCAAACAGGACCTCGAATAGTTCGGCCACCTGTTCAACGACGTACCAAATATCACTCAACGTTCGCTTGGCGTCATCTAGCCACTGCTGAAAACGTCCGTCCTCAACCACCGCGCTCAGCCAGTCCGCCAGCCTTTGAATCGTGCCCCCAAGGGAGCCGCCGACCAGCTTTTCCAGGCTGGGGAGCGCTGTGTTCGCGGCCTTGATGAGCGAATCTATCAAGTCAGATATTGGACCCGATAACGTGGTGATTATATTAGAAGTCGAATCGAATAGGTTCTGCAAAAACTGCTGGGTTGAGGAGTTCGATAGCACTCCACCGATCGACGCCATTAACGAACCGAGGGATTTCGCGACCGAAGAGAGACCGGCGCTTACGGTCGGTCCAATGCTGGAAACTATGTCAGTAATCACCCCCCTGAGTGGAGTAAAGAGTGACTCCTGTGTTTTTGCTTTTATCTGGTCAAGGACGGGAAGAGCCTTTTTGATTTCAAGCACAAACGACTGGGCACTGGGAGTTAGAGACTTGAGCGCCTCTTTTAGCTTGTCCGGATCCCTTGAAAACACGGCATCGATAGCGTCGCCTACGCCAAGGAATCCCACCTTCAAGGTCGCCACGACCGCTGCTAAAACCGAGGCTCCAGCCGGAAGGAACGCGGACAGCTTTACAACGTTAAGAAGCTCCCTCCCTATCGCGTTAAACGCATCCGCAGTCGCCGCCAGCGTGAGGAGCAGCCCCTCATAGACTGCCGCCATCCCGGCGGCCTGCCCCTTTCCCATCTTGGTGAATTTTCCGAATATACCAGCGAGCATATTTCCGGAACTCTTGAGTGGCCCGAGGGCCTCCCCTTCTAGTTGCCCCTTGATTCGAGCGGCGAGGCCGCTCATGGACCTCTTCTCGGCGTCAACGTCAACGTTGACCTTAATCTTCGCGGTTACGGTCATGCCCCTCAGCATCGCATTAATTTTTCGTCGGATGCTTGGGGCCTGTCGCACTAGCTCGTTTCCGATAGAATCAGCAATTCCCCGGCCAATTCGCTTGCCGGCGGCTTTGGCCTCTTTTTCGGTTCCGGAAAGGGCAGCGCGGAGCTTGCTCGATAGACCTTTTCCGAAGGCGGCAGTGTTGGCCTCTACGTCTACGGTTGCGGATCCAAGTCGATTGACTGGCATGGGGTAATCCTATCCCAGCATCTGTCCGCGTAGCTCGCTGGCTGCGGCCATGAACTCTGCGGCATCCATTTCCCAATTCTCCTCGTTCTCTCCGGACAGTGGGGGACGCTTCACGTCAGACACCATCTGGTTTAGCACCGACTCTCCCCGCTGTGCGGCAAGCTTCTTCAGCAGGTGCCACACAGCATCAAGCCAGGAGCCCAGGGTGAGGCTGGCCGGATTTGCCCCGTGAATGGCCAACTCCCCCCCGATTCCCTCCCAGGCCTCCTCGGCAATGGCCAAGATCGAGAAAACTTCCCACCAGGGGCGCCCCGCAGCCGACTCCAGCGCCTTTTGGGACGCCTCGACCGCCTCATCGGCCAGCAGGTCTCCGGAGGCGAGAAGAGAGGCGAGTCGGGCCGCTTGGCTCGCTGGGAGTACAGCGGCCAGGACCCTGTGCCAGGCAACGAAGTCTTCCGTCAGGATTTTGATCCACTCGGCTGCCGTCAGGCTGCGAGGCTTAATCGTCCACTGCCCCCCGTCGGCAAGAGCGACCGGTTGCGTACTTCTGGCTCCGGGGACGGTTGACAGGATCTTCTGGTAGCCCCTATCTCCGCCCTCTGCCCCTTCCGCTCCCCCTGCTTCTCCCATTTCTCGCCCTCCCGGTGCTCCCGTGTTCATTTGCCCGGCGGTCCTCTCTGTTCGGCTGGGACTCGTCAACTCCGGTAAGCGCCCTTAGCAAGTCCTCTCGCCCAACTCTCTTGGAGGCGAGTTCGCTTATAATCTTTCCGATGTCATCCGGATTGATAACTGTCCCAACTAGGGCATCCTTAATGACGTCCTGAATCGCGTCTAGTACCTCACCCTTGTCCTCGGTGCCGGCAATCATCCTGTTGCGAAGGTCGATCGCCATTGCGAGCTCGCTGCTCATTGGGGACAGGTCAACCCGCAGTGAGCCGATCTGAACTCTTCTGATGACCGGCTTTTCTTCATCGACCTGATCGTCGCTTGGCATCATTCGGCAATCATACCTCACGATCAGTCCCCAGTGATCATCACCCGGAACCCGCTACGAGGAGCCATCTTCGATAGTGGTCCAGTGAGAAACTTTGACCCCTTCGTGCCCGGATGGTTGACAGATTCAAAGTAAACCACCCGGCCAACCTTGCTCCAGTAAAAAGTAAGAATCGGCCCACCTGGACGCCTAGAAATTGTGTGCGCCGGAGATCCTTCGTGTTCCAGCATCGACCTGCGATGGTAGGCGCCGATTGTTGCCGTTACTTTAGTCCTGGTAAACTTCATGGTATTTTCCATGGAGTTTCGAACGGCTCCAGACTTGATTCTAACCGTACTGCGAGCCTTCCGCTCCACTCGCTTTGCCACCTTGCGGACCAGGGGGGTGACTAGCCGCTGCGGAACCTCCCGAACCGCCACCCTGTCTAAGTCCAGCTTGATCGCCATGTCACACCGGAGGGCAGTCGCTGATTACGGCCATCTCGAAAGCAACCAGACCCCCACCGCAACCGCCTTCCGTCGGGATGGCATCCCAGCCGGGGTCAGGGGTAATGTCCTCCTCGGTGATCCAATCAAATTCGGCCACTCGACGAACCGTCTCCAGTAGCAGCTCCCCGTCATCCAGGACTCTCCTTTGGTATGCGTCCTCCTCGGCGGCTGTCGGGGAGCGGAGGTCATCCCCGATGGTGGGGGCACACCTCATTACTCCGATTCCGATCTGTAGCCGCGTATATCGTGATCCCCCCGAATGTTGCGTTGTGCGAAGCTCAAGGTTCCCGGAGGTAGCGATCAGGAAACCCAGCCCTCGGCAACAGTCGTCAGCGTAAGCGTCAAGACTGGCTGCCATGTCCTGACCAACTGACTTCTTCCACACCTCGGGCGGATCCGGAGCGGCCAGAAACAGCCCCTGCATCTCGGCCAACACCATGTCAACCGCGTCTTTCCAGGCAACCATCAGAACCCCACCAGCGGAGCGGCCCTGTGTGGAACCAGAACCCTGGGGCGAGCCACGTATCGATTCGGGTTCAAGGCGATCACCACCCCATCGATGGATGGAATTCCGGTCAACCCGTCTCGAAGCAGCCGGTCCGAGCTGACCAGGGTCATGGAAATTCCCTGCCGCGTGATTTCCTTTGCCCTGGATGGAAGTCGACACAGGGTACTGGAGTTCGGGGCGGATGCTCGGGCCCACTCCAGAGCGTAGTCTCCCGCCGCGTAGAGCAGCGCGGCAGGGGCTGGGATACCGATGGCGTAGTCGATGACAAAGGTTCCTGCCGCTCCGGACGGCAGAGAGGTGTTCTGCCACAGCGGCCAGGTGTTGCCGTCGGTCCGGGCTAGGATCTCCCCCTCGTCCAGTCGCCAGCTGGCCGGCGGCACTGCCACCCCGTCAATCGTGACGGAGGATACGGTATTGACTGGCCCGCGCAGGGTGACCCGGGTGAAGTCCTCCAGGGAGGTGCAGTGGCACCGGCCGATCAGGTTGATCCAGTCTCCTGAGCCCAGGTCGACGGGGTAGAAGGGGGCGGTGGTCACGTCGGCTTCGCTGATCAGTTGCGGGCAGAGTACGGGTCTGGCGATGGTCGGCTCGGCGTCGAATTGGCGCCCGGTGGCCGACCACAGGATCATGGCCCCCACCGCGTCGGCGGCGGTGCGGGTGGCTACGGAGTAGGCCAGCCATTCCGCTGTGTCCTGCGGGGAGTGATGGGTGTGCAGCGGGATCCACCAGGGGGGAGTCATGTCAGGATCATATCTCCGATCATGCCCATGGGGTGGAATCCGCGCTGAACCTCATCCAGGTGCCCGACTGGTAGCACACGTAAAAGTGCCCGCTGTCGAACGCCAAAGCGCCGGGCGCCCCCGCGTCGGTCGGGGCGCCGGGCGGAGTTGTCCAGGGGATGGCCACGGAGAACACTCCCCCGGACTCGGCAGTCACCTGGTCTATCTGGGTGGCTACTGAGCCTCCGGTGATCACGATGATTCTTCCGAGGGGAAGGAAGAATTCCGAAAGCGTGGCGGGAAGGGCCGGAAGCATGGAAGATTGAGCCTGCGCCAGGGTGTAATTTCCCTCGCCAAGGACGAATGCCAGTTCTCCGGTGGTTGGAAATTGCAGAACCCAATTGACCGCGTAGCGGTTTGGCAGCAGGGACTGAAGATTTGTGCCGTCGTCATACTCGGTGTTTGAGTACTGGGTTCTCAAGGTTCGGGTCCAGGCCCCGGCGGTGTGGTGCCATAGATATGTTGCTACCCCGACTCCACCCTGAATCAGCTCTGGAACGCTGATTTCATTCATCACGCAATAGGCTCTTCCGGCCAGGGTTTTAATGTGCCTGGTGGCCGACTCCGCCACGGTGAGGCCGGATATTCTCCTACCCCCTACTGGAGATTCAAGCCGCATGGTTCGCAGCATCATGCGCGCCGGGGTAGAGACTCCGGCGGCTCCGAACACGACGGAGTACGTGATTCCACCAAGAGAGGTGTCCATCGCCACTCGCGCGGCGGGATGGTTGGTGGAGACATTCAGCACGGATCGATCAGTCGAGGATGCCCAAGCCATGGCCCCGCCGCTGTATGCGGCGTAGACGTGGTTGATGGCCCCGTTCACCAGGGTGAGGGTTGATTCCGGCACGGGGTACTGTTTCAGTGCCCCACTCCAGTCGGTAGCCTGCCTGGTGAGGCAGGCCGAGGCCCCGAATTGGACCTGAGTGCCCCCCAGGTACGTTATCGTCGGGTCGGCTAGGAGCCCCTCCGCTTTCCCGCTGAAGAGGTCCGAGTACGCCTCGGCAGCGGCCAGCGCCAGCCCGGGGGCGTCCCCGGCGGCCACGTCCCCAGCCCCGGTTCCCACGTCCCTGGTGGCCGAGTTCCCGAGGTCCGGAATGTCGGCGGCCAGCAGATTGACGGTCTCTCCCGTCTTTCCGTTCACGGTCACTACGTATGGACTGGCGCCCACGGTTTCCGGGATGTAATGCGGGCTGGAGTCAATATCACTGGTGGCCAGGTCCCCCAGGGACACGAGGATCGCGTACCGGGGGCGCCCAATCCCCGCCCCGAGTCCGGTACGAACATCCTCGTCCACGATCCAGGTCCAGTCGGCCGGGGACAGGTTCGGGTCGTCCGAGCAGATCAGGGATGCGGAGAAGCTCCCTGTGGTGTCCAGGTGGACCTCGATTGACTGAGTGAGCAACACGGCCGGATCCGACAGGTCCACCACTGGCCCCGCCGCATTCATCCTGAAGGTGACGGTTCCAACGCAGGGGCTCCCGTCTGGAGCGAGATAGGTTCCGGTCCGGACGCGACGTGCTGGGGCCATGTGGTTTTTCCTTCCAGGGCTTCGCCCCCCGGCACTCGGAGCGTGTTGGAGTTCCGGGGGGCGAAGACATTAGGCCATTGTCACAGAGCCGGAGTAAACGACATCGGAGACAGCGCTCGGCCGGTAGGTGACCGTGTAGGGTCCCGCCAAGGCGTAAACGTGGGTGGCGGTGAGAGCGCCCGCCGCCACCGGATCGGCTGCTGTCGCGTCTCCCCAGTTGATGTATCCCGGGGTGGTGTCGGCGACGGGCAGCGGAATGGTGGCGGTGGCAGCCAGTCCGGCGCCGGCCCCGTCGTCGTCGACAACTGCGATGACTCCGGCCACTGCCCCGCACGCCGTGCTGTTGAGGGGTGGTGCGAGTTCGGTGCGCTGGAGGATTCGGTGGTCTTCGGCTGGGTCTACGGCCTCGTATAGGCCCATGGGTTGCCCGAGGGTAGCGGCCGCCTTTGAGAGGTTCACCGAGTATGGCCCGGTCCCCCAGGGGGATCCGGTTCGGGTCTTGGCGGAAATCTTGAGTTCCGACAACCCGTTCTCGAAAGTCTGGACAGTGAAGGATCCATCATACAGCCACGGCCACAGAACGTAGCAATAGGCCGCACTTCCAGCGCAGGAGGATTCCCCAAGTAGGCGAGTACGGGTCTCAATGGCGAAGTTTGACAGTGCCGACGAGTTGGTTTGAGTCTTCCATCCGACGGAGGACGGGGACGCCGCATCATCGGTGATAACGTCGCCGCCGGTCATCCATCCGATAAGTTCTGGCACGGCTTTCGACACTGTGATATCAACGGTGAGATACTTGAGCCTGGATGGGTCGATTGCGTACTCTTCCAGGTCCCCGTCTGCGTTGACCAGAGAAAACTCTGTCTGGTCCAGGGCCTCCCCGGCCTGCTCAATGGAGATCAGGCCCTTGCTTGCGAATCGGGCGCACGCTGCCGTGGATGGGACTCCGCACGAGTCGAGGAGGGTGACCTGAAACGACGTGGCCTTCAGTGGTGCCAGCCGGTATGTTGTCACTGCTTTGTCGCCTTTCTTGGTCGAATTTTGGCCGGTGGCCTGGAGGGGGCGATCGAGACATCCGGCGTGGGCTCAACCTTTGCGCCTCCCCCTGCCCCTTCCTCCGCCTCTTTCCCCGCCCCTTTCCCCGACTGGCTGTCTATGTACGCATAAAACAAGTCCTCCGGAACTGTGATTCTTTGTGGACAGGTTCCATACGACACCTCAGCCTTGCGGGGACCCGCAAAGTCCAACAACTTTCTCATCATGCTGGTTAGATCTGCGCCTCTCGGCACGAGAATTACCGTCACCTCTCCACCCTCCAATCAGGCGATGGTTACGTCCACAGAAGAGAATACGTTATTGTGCGTAACGACGTACTCTCTACGTGCTACGGCTCGAATCTGATTCTGCATTGCCGCCACCGGCGGCTTGTCGACAAAGCGCGCCAGGTCAAGGTTCGCCTCAAACGGTGACACGAACACCTGGTTATCCGGAGTCCTAAACACGACCGTAGATTCACAGGCGTATATGTAGGTATGTCCAGCGGCGGGGGCCTCGCCAGCAGGGGAGTTTCCGGAGTAGTTTCCGATTGAGACGATATTCCCGAGTGGGGTGACCCAGCGCCCACCTTCTCGCACAACTCCAGCGTCATTTATCAGGTAGCTGGAGATTATAGCGGGGGCATGAATAATTCCTCGGACTGAAGTGACGCTGGCCAGCCAAGAGTCTAGTTCCCCAACTGCCGCCTTCACTGATGCAGCCGCCGGGAGGGGCGTGGGGGCGGTGGCGTTATTCGCTAGACTGTTCGCCTGACCGAATGTTCCATCAGAGAATATGAGCTCAGCAATCGACTGCTCTCCAGCCATCAGTCGCGCCAGGAGAGTGCTCTCAATTTCTGATTGAGAAAGCCCCACGGACCCATGCCCCATAGTGGCCTGTATCGCAAACGGGGTCCCAGTAACCCAATTTCCACAGTCGTCGGCGAATGTCACCACCTCTTCGGCGCAGGTGACCTCAAACCCCGCCGGCAAAACTGACGTGACGTCGTTGTACCGAATCCCGCCACCTCGGGCGTGATCCGGAGTTAAAATATTTGGGCCAGCTGTGGCGGTAAAGAGCCCATACCGCTGAACCTTTGGCCACGGGTCCCCGGGGAGATCTACCGCCGGGATTATGGCGACCATACCGCCCCTCCTTTCTGAGTGTCAGTAATTGGTGGGACCAGTGCCCCGCCCGGCTAGAGCGGGGCACTAGCTAACCAGGGGGTCACTCAGAGGAGCAAGTGATGTCGCGCTGAAGGCCGGTCTTGCCGCTCGGGCAGATCGGGACCGTGTAAACCCGGCTGTCCGAACGCCGAGGAATCATCAGGTTCCCCTGCTCGGTGAAGAACTCGATTCGCGTGTTGCTGGCCAATCGAACCGAGTCGTAAACCGTGCTCAACTGAATTACGTCCGCAACGGCGTTAACCCAGGTACCAGCCGGGTACGACAGGAATCTGACCGAAGTCGGGAAGGCCGTGATCGGGGGCGTGGAACCCGGGAATCCGACCCCGCCGTCTGATCCAAACCTGTCCTGCCACCCATAAATGAACTGGGGGGCAATGCGTGCGTTCCGGAACCAGGCCATAACCCAGGCGTCGGCGATACTCGGATCCCCGCCGGTGCCGTTGCGTCGCAGGAAATCGGCCCGCATATCAGCCAGGATCCACAACGGCCACACCTGCTCAATCGTGGCATCGGTGAGGAGCCGGGCGCGATGCCGGGCATCCACCGCCGCCATCTCGGCAGCGGCCAGACAGTTTGAAAGAACCGTGCCGTCCCCGGACCAAGGCAAAACGGCGCTCAGATCAACCGCTGTGGACTGGGTGACCACCGATGCGACGTTGACAGCGGAACGGTACTGCTGCAAGGCAATCAGCGACGCGCGAGTGAACTCCCGAACGTACTCCGGGTAGGCGCGCAACTGAAGCAATCCGGCAACAAGCCCGAATCCCGTCACTCCCAGCCGGTACTCGACCGGGACGGGGCAGTCAACTTCAACGAATGTCTTGGTAGACCCCGCGATGATGTCGGCCTCGGAAAGGTCGAAGAAGTTGGATCCGGGGGCCGGGGCCATGCCGTACACCGTGGAGAAGTCAATCTCCGGCATGATCCACACACCGCCACGAGTGGCGGGCATGGTGGGGGCGTCGTACAGTCCGGCCGCAGCGCCGTGGAACTGGATGGAGTAGTCGATCTCGCTCGGCGCGCACCATCCCGACGCGGTGACCGCCTCCATCCTTCCAGAGCTCTCGGCCGCCAGGTACCGAGCCTCAACCAGGGACCCGCCGGGAAGTCGACTCTCGTCGACCAGCGCATCCATCACTTCCAGGTCACGCCGGTCACCGAATGCCGCAAACTCGGTCAGGGGCAGCTTGATCGAGGCCACGGGGTCCGAGGAGATTCCATCGCCAAGGCCCCGATAGCCTTCCAGCCTGGGCTGGAGGGCGCGGGCGATGCCTTCGATACCTTCGAGCGTCTGTCCGGAGCTGTATCCGGCCAGTCCGGCTGACGCGGTGATCGCCGAGCGGGCGATGACGCTGTCGACGACCCGGGCGGCCTCGGCTGAGACGAGGGGTCGACCGGCGATGTCCGCGACGGTCGGAGCGGGCTCGGATGGCTGGGTGGCCGGAAGGTCAGCAACGGGGGAGAGCGCCTCAAGCCGCTCAATGTTCTCCGGGCTGGCCCCGGTCTCCGTGGTGCTCGCAGGAGCGACATCGATGATCTCGTCCACGCTGGCCACGAAGGAGTTAAGGGCCTCCATGCGTGCAAGGGACTCTTCGGTCACCTGGTCGGGGTTGCCCTGAGCGACGGAGAGCGCGGTGTTGAACTCGGTGACCGCTGCGGCCCGGTGCCGTCGAAGCGCCTCCGGTGTCAGGTCGGAAAGGTTGGTCGGAATTGAAAAAGCCTCGTTTTCGGCCATTTTGAGCTCCTCCAGTGGAGCGATAGATGGATACGACACATCACAATCGCTCGGAGGCCCACAGCTCTACCCGCGCACGGCCATTGTACCTCAAGGTGCCGCAAGAGTATTGGGGCGGAACTCGAAATCAGTCCGAATGCCGCCCCGGTGACAAATTAGCCCCTCACCTCCACCCCTCCCGCCACCAGCTCTGCCCGCCGGGATGGGGTAACTTCGATCCAGCCGCCGCCCGCGTTTTCGGTAACCGCCATCCGGGCCGCCGTATCAGACTCAACAATCCACCTGCCTCCGTCTGTGGAAGTCACAAGGAAGCTCCGCACGCTAGATCTTCCGCAGTTGCATCCCATCCCGTTTTCCTCCAGCTTTTCTGTCACGCCTTCATGGATCCGTCCGGGTTCCAGTTCTCTGGAATCATATCCTTGCGCCCGAGTTCCCCGGCGCGCTTAATGATCCATCGCCTCAGAGCGTCGTGGTCCCCTTTTCCTCGGCCGACAGCCCGGATCGCCTTCCCAAGGTCGACCACGTTTTCGATGGGGTACCGAGGTGTTCCGCCCGGCTGGAGGGGTGGTAGCGCCTCGCCCCTCTTCTGCGCCGCCCGGCGCTCAGCCACTCCCCCCGAGGCCGGAGAGAAGTCCCCCAGCCTCTGAAAACCAGACAGAGAGGCCTCTCGGCGCTGCCTCTGGACCTCCAGTAGGATTGCTAGCCGTCCGTCAACTTCGTCCTGTCGACGAATCAGTGTCACCGCTTCACTGGCGGCGGCCTTCGTGATGGCCTCGACGTCCAGTGTCGGATTCGGCCCGGGGGTAGCCTCTGGCGCCGCCCCATCTGACTCTCGTATCCCCCTGGTCTCGGTGTCGTCCATGGGACCCTCCTCGTCTCCCATCAAAGCCCCGGAAGCCACCAGGGCATAGCACTCACCATGATCAACTGACAGGGTGCGGACGGCGCCCCGGGGCGGGGCTGGCCACCCTGCCGTATTCACACACAGCGCGGCCACCAGGTCTAACCCCTCCCCGCCGTGCTTGCGCCAGTCCCCGGAGATCGGGGAGCGACGCAGCATCGCCACCTGCTCCGGAGTGGCCTCCGGGACCAGCGCCCCGGACAGCCAGATTCCATGCTCGTCCTCACCGGCCACCACCACAGCAACACAGGTGCCGGTGTTGTCGTAATGGTGGCGTGCCCCTTGGGAGCTTGCCGCCAGCGTGGCGTGGGTCGTTCCGGCGGTGATCCGGCCAACGGCGATCGTCTCGCCGGTGGAGGTCACCAGAGATCCATCCATGAACCTCCGGTATTCAGAAGGGGAGGGCGGCGGGGTGAAGCACTGCCCCGTAACCTGTTGAATCGCGCGGTGACACGACCCGTGAGTTGCGAGGTGCACCATCACCCGACCCTCCGGGGTGACAATTGGAGACGGGACGGGACCGGGGAGGTTCGGGTTGGCGAACCAGCTAGCCGACGGCGCCACGGGGGCCGCCGAGGCTGCCACCGCGTCTAGGCTGGATGCCCTGACGTCGGGGAGCTTGGATCGCTTGTCCCACGGTGCCACAAGTCCGGGATCCCCGAACAACCCGGCCAGGCGCTGGTAAATCTCGCTAATGGTGCGCCGCAGTCTTCCCCTTTCTTCGTCGCTTACGGAGGGGAGGCCCCCGTGGGCGCCGGAGATTAGGGCCGCTGCGGCGTAGACGGCGTGGAAGGACAGCGCTGGCTTACCGTTTACGATGTCACCGATGGGGAGCCGGAATCGATCCCGGGTTCCTTCGGCTGCTCTCGGGTCATACCACAGGAACATGGATCTTGCCCTATCATCGCTTCCGTCTGACCAGGCCAGGATTCGCTTGAATGCCTCGTCAGCATTGTAGGGCGACTCCCGTGGAATCGCCGGCATAGATCGCCAGCTGGTGGTTCCGGTGATGGAGAGTGCGACATACTCTGGAATGGAGAGTATGGGCTCGACTCCGGGGAGGTCAAAAGCCCCGATCGGAACGATGGTCAGCCCACAGACCTTAGCTCTTTCATAGTAGATGAATGGCCTGGATCCGGGGGTGTCAGGCTCCTCCACCCTTACCACCATGTCTGGTTCAAGGTCGGCGCTTACTTTTGCCACTCTGTTTCGAGTTAACTCCAGCGCTCGAATCACTTCGGGAATCTTCTCTGGATCCATCCAGGAACCAGATGCGCTGCCCAGGGTGTCAGTGAGCCCCACCTCTTCGACCGTTCCAACCACTACCGCCCCATTGTGCCCCTGGCCAGTCTTGACCTGAAGGCATAGTGGCATCGGTGGATTCCTGGTTGTCACACTCCCCGGCAGGAATTGCCTGCGATCCGAGGTGAATTCACCCATGGTCAAGAAATTGGTTTTCCAGGGCTTTTTCCAGTCATCCATCCTTGCCTCCTTTCAGGTTGATTCGAACATGACAGCGACAGTTCACAACTTCTTCGGGATTTCCAAGTGGATCCCCCGGGTACCTAAGCATGTCCTCTCCGACCCGAAACATCCCGCCCATTGGCACCATCTGCCCGTCAGCGATTCTGTGAGTGGGCCTAACGCTGCGGTCGTGACTGGTTACCCAGACCTTTCGCGCGCCAGGCTTGGCGGCCTCTGTGGACTGAAGGACGGCCTCGGATGCGATCCGCGTGGACTCCGTTACCGCGATTCTCCGGGCCCGCCCCTCCCATTGGCTCTGGAATCTGAGCACCTCGTCCCTGACCTCCCGGGGGCCGCCCCCATTGAGCTGGACCTGGTCGAGCCGCTCCACTAGTCCCCCCAGAGCGGTCCGCAGAGCGACTGCCACATCTGGACTGATTCCAGTGTCACTTACCACCCTCGGAATCTGAAGCTCCCACCACAGCTCAATACTCCAGATTGCCGTGACGTTTACATATTTCAGGTCCGTTCGGGCTTCGAATAGCCCTAGGGCGTCCAGCGCAAGCCGAACCAGCTCCCTTATCAGCCCAACGATCCTATTCAGGATCACATCCTCACTGTAGGCCATCCAGGAGCCTCGCAATCTGGAGAGAAAGAACCATACGCTCTCTATTGTGAGGCTCCCCAGAAAGAAGCGTATCCTCACAGTGCCTTCGTAGCGCCCGAGTTAGGGTTGGCACCCTGTCCTCTGAAATTCCTACGAAGGTGGCCAACTCTGGAAGCAGTTCCCCCCAGCCGGACAGCAACTTTTCGAGATCGTGAGTTCCTCTCGACACCTTCACCCTGGTGTGAATCTCGTGCCGGGGGACCTCCTTCAACTGGCCACGAGTACGGTGGTCCAGCAGTCTCCCCCCAGCCAGCTCCAGCGCACGCAAACTAACAGCATCAGCCAGGGTGAGCAGAGCAAGCGGACTCGGGTCGTAAACCGCAGCAGATGCCGCAATCCCCCGAGGTTCCCGCTCCCTGGACACGGGGACCCGCCCGGTGACCGGTTTCTCCGGAAGGGTCTCGGGCTTCGGCGGCGGCGGCGGGGGGGTCCCCTTGTCGGTGAGAAGTTGCCCCTCCAGCGCCGGAGCTCCCATTGTCTCCGGGATCATCTCCTCAGTGACCCCCAGGAGGGCGCGCACACTGGCCTGGTTGAACAGCTGCGGATCCCTGAATACCAGCTCGCGCAGGTAGCGGCGCACATCCTCGCCGGCCTCCGGAGCGTCGCTCTCATAGAAGCCAGCGGCCTTGAGGAGCGCTTCGGAGGACAGTCGTCCCTCGCGCCAAAGCTCCAGTGCCTCCTGGAAGCGTTGGGGGCGTACGATCAGCGGGGTGGTGTCGTACCAGATGTGGTACTTGTTCGGATCCAGGCCAGAGGCCTCTAGAGCGTGATCCACCCATCCACTCTGTAGGGCCAAGCAGAATCTCGACAGCAGGGGTTCAATGTGCTTTTTAACAGCGTCTGGACCGATCTGGAACGATGCCCAGTGATTAGAGTCGCCTATACCGCCGTTGATCTCTTCGGCGGGGATGTCCAGTGAATTAGCCAGGCGATCCACGGCCTCTTGCCGAAGCTTGACCGCTTGCTGGCTTAGTTCCGACGAAAAGGTAAGGTACTGTAGCTTCCCTAGGGTGTCCTGGGGCACTTCCAGCACGATCGGGACGATCCCAGCCGCCGTTCCCTCACCCTTGAGGGCGTCTGAGGCCGTTTCCACGAAAGATAGCATCAGGTCCCGCGCGGTTATAGCCCCGCTTTCGCTTGACATTCCGGCCGGCACGACGAATACCCCACCCGAGGCGAGCCTTGAGTCAACCTGGCTGAAGACATATAGGGTAAGTTTTTCAAGTTCACGGAGAATGAGGCGTACGCTAAAGGCCCCGGAGTAGGCGTCGGCCGCCTTGTTCGGATGCGGGGTCCAGCTTCGCACCAGCAGGCTATTTCCAGGCTCTAATTTTACCTTACCCCGACCAAGATCTACGTACGCTTCCCCTCCGACTCTTTGGATGTCGTCAGTGCTTACTGCGAACCACAGATCTCTTCCCATTGGCCCCTTTTTGGGGCAGGCTCCAATATAAACCTCTCCGACCAGCCAGAGGTTGAAGCCGGCCATCCTCATAACTTCCCTGCGCTCCGCCGGGCGACCGAGGATCTCCGCCGCTATCTGCTTGGCTTTTTTGTTTTTTGTCTCCCCTCCGATTTCTCCGTCATCCCCGACGTCGCACATCTTCAGTACTGCCCGCGAAAAGTGTGAAGCCATCCACCCGGCCGCGCTGGAGAGCTCTCCGATAAGCCCCAACATACGCCACAGCTCGCGTTGCCAGGGTTGGGCGGAGCGAGGCTTGTCCCACCCCAGCCCCTCTAACGGAATAAGAGCAGCGGAGGCGATCACGGCCGACCCCTTCTGGGCCCGGTCATCCGGCCGGGGGCGGACTGGAAGCGGGGACGCGCCCCTCGGGTTCGCGGCCCGAGCTGGACGCCGGTTCCGGCCCGGAGTTGGGGCTATGGCCACGTCTACTCCTCAATCATGGATCGAATGATGGCGCCCGCATAGGCGACCGCCGGAATGAGCAGAAGCGCGACGGGCAGCGAGCACAGAGAGAAGGCGTAGGAAAATCCGCACAGAGCGGTGGAGACCCAGAACCCGGAACACCAGGGGCAATGTACGAGGTACGGGATCATTCCCCGCTTCCCCCATTTTTTGATCGTCCAGGCCCGGAAGGGCCTGGATATCTCGTCGTCGACCACCAGCCAGGTGAGGCGGGCCTGAGCCAACCCTAGCAGCAGCAGCATGGTGGGAATGGCCATGTAACTATCCTACCTTTCACCAGCGTTCCAGTTGGGCCTCAAGTGCGCGCAATGTCCCCACCCCATTCGTGCGGCCCCCTGACTCCTGACGCACAGAGGTGGGGGTGACGACTGTCGCGCGCCGAGGCTCCTGCTTCATCAGCCACCGGGATGCCGAAACGAAGGCGTCCAAGCGGTCGGGAGAATCCTTGGCCTCCGGATCGAATTCCACGCATTGGTTTTCTAGATTATGAAAGTAGCCAACGAAGTGGACCCTATGCTGCTCGCATCGCATCCCCACCGGCTGTGCCCGAGTCTTTTTCGACTGCTTGGAGTCAACCGTCTCGATTGGCGGCCTAGATCCAGCAGGGAACAGATCTTCCCCGTCCCTCAGCTCCTCATACGCTGAGGAGAAAGACTCGGTAACCCACTTCTTCCCTAGAGTATTCTCTACGATCAGCTTCTGCGCCCCGTACTGGGCCAAGATCCTCCAGCAGTGTCGCGCCGCCTCCCTGCCAACCCCCAGGATGGTGTGATCCCCCAAAACGTACAGGTCGAAGTTTCTGGTCTGACCGACCACCACCACCCCCGTTTCGTCCTCCTCGCCGGTGCCTCCGGGGTCGATTCCAACTGCTACTCGCAGCATCTCTGGTACTTCGTCTGGACGGATGCGGGAGAGGTTGATGTCCGCCTGGCTGAACACCTTTCCAACCGCAGCGTCCAAAAGGACGCCTTCTAGTTCTTGCTGTCCAATGAGGGTTCCGGCGTAGGTCTCCTTGAGGGCCTCCAGGATAAGGGGGGACAGGTTGATCTGATTGTCGTAGGTGGACCCTCGTACCGTGATGACGGTACCGTCGCTCCTGGTCGACCATTCCCGGAGCAGTGCGGAGGGCTTTGGGGTTGTGGTCACGTATGCCCTGGGGTGGTCCCCGGGGATGTCGGCCCGCAGTGAGGGCATGATTCCCTCAATCCAGGACCCCCGGGGATTTGGCCATTTGGCGAACTCGTCCATCCAGACATCCGCGCCGTTGTACCCCCGTCCGACGTCGGCGTCGTCCGCCCCTTCCACGTGAATCAGGCAGTCGCTTTCCAGGAACCGGATTTGTGGCTTCGGACTTTTGATGTACTTGTACTTTACGCCCCTTCTGTTAAGAACCCGGAGCACTCCCGACGGGCCCCCAACACAAATGTTCCTGGCGTCTGCGATTGTTTCTGCGATGATCAGGCGTTCGGTTGGCGCTCCGGAGCTGTCAACTGGGTGCTTCAGGGTTCTCTCGACTACCCATTCGCTTCCCGCCCGGCTCTTCCCCCACCCCCTTCCGGACAGGACGAGGTATATCAGCCACTCTCCGGGTGGTGGAATTTGCTCCGGACGAGCGGTCCACCACCATTCGTCCCGGAGGATCTCCCGAAGGGTATGAATGCTGAGGGAGGACAGGAAGGCGGATTGATCCGGAGCTCGCAGCCGGGACACCTTCTCCTTGATGGACACCCCACCAGCGCCCTCGGCCCCCGGGGAGATGCTGGTGGACTTCGATGCCATGGGCTGATCTTACCTCCTGGGGGTACGATCTCTGTGGTCTCGATTTCCAGGGGCCCGGGGTATATGCTACTGTCGTGCCACCCGAGTGGAGAGGAGGTGAAATGGCGGAGCCGCTAAGTTACGAAGAGAATCTCAAGAACTTCAAGCCGGGAGGGCGCATCCCCCCTCCGTCAAGACCCGCTCAGCTTTGCCGGAAATGTGGAAAAATTCTAGACGAAACGCTGGTACGGGATGGGATCGACACCCACATGAGCTGCGAAAAGCGTGAGTTGACCTTCAGTCAACCTGCCACGGTCCCCGGCTCGGACCATCCGATGCGAACCGCGCTGATCGATGCTATTCGAGATGCGGACAGGAGGGCCCCCCGTGCCGTACAGGTAGGGATCGGGCCGAGCGAGATCGGAGGGGACTGCGACCTTAGGCTAGCTATGAGGATGGGCGGGATTCGCGCGGTGAATCGGACCGGCGACCCATGGGCGGCCATCGTGGGAACGGCTATCCACGCGTGGCTGGAGTCCGCCTTGGATGCGGATAATGCGCGACTAACCTCCCAGGGGCATCCAAGAAGATGGATCACAGAAATGGGGGTCCGAGCCGATCTGTTAATTTCTGGAACATCGGACGTATTTGACCTGAGGACAGGTACGGTGATCGACTGGAAGACCATGGGGGATACTGCCAAGAGGAAACTTGCCACAGATGGCCCGAGTCATGGGTACGAAGTTCAGATTCAAACCTATGGGCTGGGGTACTATCGTGCCGGATTTCCAGTAAGAAAGGTGGCATTAATGTTTCTTCCGCGCTCCGGACTCCTCCGGGACGCGAGATATTACGAATGGGGGTTCGATCCCTCTATCGCCCATGCCGCCATCGAGAGAGTTTACAGGATCGGCAAGTCGGTAGTGGAGTTGCAAGGTGGAGACAGGAGGGCGGAAATGTGGGACCAGGTTCCGCGCTCTCCGAGCAATCTATGTGGATGGTGCCCATTTTTCAAAAAGGGCGCACTCAGCGTGACCTCCCGGGGATGTCCGGGTTCATCGAAATAGCTGACCAGAAAAGAGGGGCTCGTGACAATTCCTAACTGGGGCGCCAACGTCGGCGGAGGCACCGGGGAGTACTGCAACCCGGCCGACCTGGTGGACGAGTTGGCTATCGTGTATCCAATTCAGTATGTTCCGGACGCCGGTCCGACGCAGCATCGGCCAAATGGCACCGACGCGTTGGAGGTTGACGTCATCAAGGTGAACCGTCAGGATCCTGCGTCCAGCCCCGTGTATCGGAGGCAGGTTTGGTATACGGGCAGAGCCATTGGCGCCCTTAAGCCTTTCGTCGACAGCGAAAACCCCTGCATCATCACATTCTACTGGGAAGTTCCCAATGACAAAACTTCACAAAAACTGCGATTCGTCGCACAGGAGCCCGGAGTGGTGGATCTCGCAACCGCTTGGTATAGCTCCCTTGGACCGGACGGATATGTGAAGTCGACCCCGACTCCGGCTGGACAGTTCGGGCCTCGGGTGCAGCAGAACCCCCAGCGGCAGCAGTGGGGGCCGCCGCAACAGCAACGGTGGCAGAACTCCCAGCAACAGCAGCAGCAGTGGGGGCCGCCGCAGCAGCAGCAGTGGCAGAACCCCCAGCAGCAGTGGGGGCCGCCCCAGCAGCAGCAGTGGGGGCCTCCCCAGCAGCGGCAGCAGTGGGGCCCGCCGCAGGCTGCCCCGCAGGCTACCCCGCAGTGGGGAGCCCCGCAGGCTGCCCCGCAGGCCGCCCCGCAGGCTACCCCGCAGTGGGGAGCCCCACAGGCTGCCCCGCAGGCCGCCCCGCAGGTGACTCCGCAGTGGGGAGCCCCGCAGCAGGCCCCCTCCTGGGGCGCCCCGCAGCAGCCGCCGCAGCAGCAACAGTCAGATCCGTGGGGTGACTTTCCGCAAGCCGCTACGCCGCAGCCGGGGCTCACCGTCCTGGACATGATCGCCAACTCGCAGCCCGGAGGACCTCCCGCCCCGGGGTCGGAAAACGCTGGATACTGAAGTAACCCAGTCAGGCCCCCTGGATTCCTTGCCTGGACCAGGGGGCCTGACTGGTCCCTAGTCGCGGGAGGTCTCGAATGGCCCTATTTGATCCAGGGCAAGTCAAGGAATGGATCGAGCTGCTTCATGGAAAATCGTCCGGAATCCTACATGTTTGCAATCCGGAAGACTGGACGGGCCTCAGGTTTAATCCCGATGATATGGAGTCGACACTAGGGTATATAAATAGATGCGAGAGTAGAAAAGTTTCTGGGATATATTTAAGAACAACTACTCTGTCACCAGGGGCCCCCGCAGGTAAGGGGAAAAGGGCGGGCGCATCCCACTCTTCCTCCCTGCCGGGGCTGTGGGCAGATATCGACATCGCCGGCCCCGGCCACAAGCATGCCCCGAACCATCCGGCCATGCCGGAATACAACCCCAAAAAGGCTACAGTATTCCCCCTTCCGGGGGACGAGATCTCCGCAAGGGAGATAGTTCTCGAATCCGGACTGCTAGAGCCTACTCTCTGGGTACATTCCGGAGGGGGGGTTTATCCATGGTGGCTCCTAAATGATCCGGAAAATTTAGCGGGAGATAGTTTCGCGCTAGATGCGGCCATGAAGCTGTCTGACGGATGGCAGCGAATTCTAGTAGCAGCCGCACACCGAATGCGGCTAGATTATGGAAATGTCGGAGACCTCGCGCGGGTGATGAGAATCCCCGGAACGGTGAACCGAAAAGCCGGACTCGAACGCCCTTGCCGAATCATTGAGCAAAACGGTCCCCGCTACTCCTTCGAGAGCCTAGCAAGTTGCCTGTTTGACCTCCAGGGCAGAGAGGCCAACAGGGTCCTCCCAGCCTCGACCCCTCCGCCCCAACCAGTCCCAGCCACCCCCCGGGCTACTCAGACACCCAGGGGGCCGGGTAGCCCGCTAGACGCGTTGGAACAGAGCGCATCCTGGGAAGACATTCTCAAGCCTCACGGGTGGGAGATCCATCACGAATCCGGAGGCACTACCTACTGGACCCGACCCGGAAAATATCGGTCCGAAGGCCATTCCGCCACCACGGGGCACGCCACAGACGGAAGAGACCGGATGTGGGCATTCTCCACGGCATGCGGACTACCCACGAATGAACCCATGACCAAACCCTACGTCTGGGGGGTACTCAACGGGCACGGAAGCAACATGAAGGAGGTAGCAAAAGCCCTGGTGGGTGCGGGGTTCGGGACTCCAATATCTGCTCCGGTCGGAACCACCACGAGGCTAGCCCCGATCGTAAGCGGAACAAACGGATCCACGGCTCTCGCCACCCTCAGAATGCCGACAGCCCCGCAACTCCAACAAGTGCAACCCTTCCCGCATTCACCAGAACCACCCACCTGGCATCCAAGCCCAGTGCGGCCAGGGGATGCGGTCCCCCTGCCCCCGTTTCCACTCGGATCACTCCCTGCCACCATGCGAGACCTAGTAGAGCACGTGGCTGCCAGCCGGCAAGTCGATCCGATCATGCCGGCCCTGTTCGCCCTTGCCACCGTGTCGGCCGTGTCCGCCGGCCGAATCCAGGTCCGGCGGGGGGGAGACTGGGTCGAGCCGCTCAGCTTCTACGTGTGCCCCGTGGCCGAATCCGGAGAACGGAAAAGCCCGACAGGTCGAGCGGTCTTCGGGGTGGTGGACCGAATCGAGCACCAAATGGCGGCGGCCTGGAACGACGAGGTAGACCGAGCCGTCGACGAGCTAGACCAGAAACGAACGGAGGTCCGAGGAAATCCAGCAGCGGCGAACCGAGTCGAAGACAAACTCGCCGCACTTGAGGCCTCTCGAAAGCGCCCCCCCCGGATCAAGCTATCAAATGACATCACACCCGAGGCCTTGGTCCGTGCCCTGGCCCACCAGAAGGGGCACGGCGCGGTATTGGACGCCGAAGGTACCTTCATGGGAATCCTGTCCGGCCGGTACAGCAACGGAATCCCAAACCCAGAGCTCCCGATCAAGGCCTACGACGGAGACTCGTACACGGCAGACAGAATTAGCCGGGATCCCGACCGGATTCCTCGTCCCACACTAGCCCTGGGGCTAGCGGTCCAGCGAGTGGTGCTGGATGACGCGATGGGAAACAAGCAGCTGCTAGAACGGGGGATGCTGGCCCGAATCGTATACGGATTCCCCAAGTCTCTGGTTGGTTCCAGGTGGGAGGCAAATGCGGCTCCCTACGATCCGGGTCCGGGGCGGCGCTGGGCACTTGTAATCGAGGGGATCAACGAGATCACCGCGCCCGAGGATTCCGATCAGGTACTGAACCTAGTGCTGTCTCCGCAAGCGCTGGCCGAGCACCGAACGCTGTCGGACCAGATTGAGGCCCGACTGGGGGCGGGTGGCGATCTAGTGGCAGCTGGGATCAAGGAATGGTCTCACAAACATCCGGGGAGGGTGCTCAGAATGGCGGCCCTGCTGCATCTAGCCGACGGCCGGGGGGTGAGCGAGGAGATCGGACCGGAGGCCATGAGGGGGGCTATCGCTATTGGGGAGTGGGCGATAGCGCACGCCCGGCACGCGCACCGGGTGGATCGGGAGAGTCCGGAGGAGGCTACGGCGAAACAGTGCGGACAGGTGCTCGATTGGATTGGCCGCGCCGAGAAGCAGGCTTTCACGGTGCGAGAGGCCTGCCGGGGTGTTCGTGCTCAGTGGGTTTCCACAAAGAGCATGGGCGACGCTCTCGACCAGTTGGCGGAGTTGGGGTGGGTGAAGGAGCAGCCGTACCAGGATCGGGCTGGGAGGTGGAGAAATAGGTTTGCGGTTTCTCCGTATATCGGGCTGGCTCGTGGTGCGGCTACGATGTGACCTGTAACGTTACGACTTTTGGAGGTTCTCGTGGCAGCTCCCGCAATCCTTGATCTTGGGCAGGGGGGACTTGACACCTCCCCTACCGTCGTACTGGCGACGGCGGCCGTGACCGCGCGTCGGGGTGACCTGATCGTCGCCGACTCGACGGCCGGCACATTCGCGGTCACCCTGCCGAGTGCCGCCATTGTTGGCACGGTGGACGTGGTCGTCACCGCAGGCGTTGGGGTGACAGTCGCGAGGGTCGGATCCGACACGATCGACGGGGCCACCAGTATTTCTGTTGCCCCGGGGAACTCGGTGACCCTGGTAAGCGACGGGGCCACCGCGTGGCTCACCGTGTCCCGGGGGGCCGGCCTGGGTGGTGTGGCCGTGGAGCGGGTGAACACCGTCGCGGCCAGTGGCGCGGCTCAGACCATCCCGGAGCCGGGGCTGTACGGGTTCAATGACATTACGCTGACCGCCGCTACGGTGGCTCTGACGTTTCCGGCGGCGAGCGCCGGAAAGACCTTGAAGATGGTCATTCGGCAGGATGCTACGGGGGGCCGAGCGGTCACCTGGCCCGCTGGTTCTCTTTTCCCGGGGGGAACCGACGTGGTCATCACGGCTGCGGCCAGCTCGATCGACTACGTGGAAGCGTTCTGCGTCGTCGAGGACGTCTGGATGATTACCCGGGTCGGTGCAGCGTACGCCGTTTGATCCACGCATGAAGCGGGCCGCACCTCGTCCTGGTGCGGCCCGCTTCATGTGTGGGTCAGGAGTACTCGAATACCAACCGCTCCCTGTCGAGTACTTTCCTGGCTCGGGTGACTGCCACGTAGGCCAGCCGCAGGTCAGCTCTCGCCTGTTTCGGGTCGACCCGGGGGTCTTTAAATAAAAAATCCGATCCGATGCGAACTTGACCCCACTGCCTTCCCTTGCTCTTGTGGGCAGTTGATGCAATCACCTCGGCTTCGCTTTCCAGGCAGCAGGAGAATACTGCCCTTTTGATTTCATCGATTCCATATCGTCGAGTAAGCTTCACCTGGGTTCGCAGTGTCGGATTGTCGCAGTCCTTTGAGTCAACAAAATCCTCCAGGTCTCCCCATGTCTGAAATCCAACAAGTTCGGAGTGATAAGCCTCGTGGCCGTTGTACAATTTTTCGCATGCGGCAATCAGGCTCTTGACCTCGTCACCGCATCCAACTATGGCAACCTTACGCGATCTGGCTTGGGCGATAATGGCGGCCTCAGTGGCTCCGGCGTTGGTGTAGCACAGCACGGCGTGCCTCTTCTCGTCGTCTATCGATCCCAGCTCGGAATCTAGGGCGGGGTTTCCGGATAGCCTGATATCCGCGTCCAGGCGGTCAAGCCAGGTGTTCGCCTCGGTTGCGATTTTTTCCCCGAACCTCCAGGACGTAGTCAGATTTAACACTGGGGCTCCGGCCGCCCTGAAGTGATCAATGGCATTTTCTGCCCCTCGCCACCCGTAGATCGCCTGCTGGGAGTCCCCTACCGCCACCCTTTGGCAGGCCTGCCCCTCAAATATCACCCGAATAACGGGGTCGGCATCCTGGCACTCGTCGAATAGGATAATATCCATTCCGAGATTAGGAGCACCCCCATCAGCGCCGCTCATTGAGAAGATTTTCAGGTACCAGTCCGGGTCGAATCGCAGCATGCGCTGCTCCGGACTCACGGCAACGTTCCAGATTCTTCCCGCTACTCTCATGACATATTCCTGAACGCTGTCCCTCATGTCATCCTCTACAATCAGGGATGGCACCGGAACGTGATTCTTTTCAATGTTCGGAGATGTCGAGTGGGCCCACCTTTTCACGGTGGCCCTTGCGAGACTGGCCACGGCCGGGCCGGACAGCTTATGGTTGCCATCCTTCCATGGCCCGACCCTCAGGGCCTTTGCTATCTGCCACCCCTGAACTGCCCCTTGGCGGAGCATGGTCGCGTACGGGTGCCCAACGGCTCGAAATGCGATACTGTGCGCCGTGCGACAGTCCACCCAGTCCGGAAAGGCTCCGGCGGAGTCGGCGACTATCGCCCTGTTGTACGCCATGTACAACCCTCTAGGGTTCCGGGACCCCTCCGAAAGTGGCCTTACGGCCTCGGCCAGGGTGGAGGTCTTCCCCGTCCCAGCCCCGGCCTCCACGACAAAGCTCCACCCTGCCTTGACCCTGTCGAATATCTCTACCTGCTCACTAGTGTACCGCAAAACCATGCCCTTCTCGTCGTGGTAATGAGAGCATGGTACACTAGGAAAAATCTGGTCAATAAGTGGAGGTGCCATGAAGATCTATTGCAGCATAAAGTACCTGGACAATGAGTATGGGTCAACCCCCGTGTGCGGCCGAAGCCTCTGAGGAAAACTTTTACCAGGGGAGGGAAGGCGTGTGGTGAAGATCTTTTATGACACCGAACTCCTAGAGGAACCCGGGTCTATCGACCTGATCTCGATCGGCATGGTCGCCGAGAACGGTTGCGAGCTGTATCTCATCAATGAGGAGATCGAGCGTGACCCTCTTCACAGTCGTATTGGCCGCAACTGGTGGCTCATGGAAAACGTTGTCACGCAACTTCCATTGCGCGACAAAGACGCAATCAAGCAGCCACACGCCCAGCATGCTGGATGGTTTAGCCTCGATCAGGGCGACAACCGGATCGTGCCACTGCGCTACATCCGAAACGCTGTCCGGGACTTTATCCTAGCGACTCCGGACCCGGAACTTTGGGCATACTACGCGGCATATGACCACGTGATGCTGTCCTGGCTATTCGGAGGGATGGCGGACCTCCCGTTTGGCATCCCGGCGTGGACCAATTGCCTTAAGCAGCTGGCCCACGAGCTCGGAGACGTGGAACTTCCCCCACTGCCCGAAAGTCGGCACAATGCACTGGAGGATGCCCGCTGGAACCGAACTGCCTTTGCCTATCTGTCTGGAGTGTCCCGACGTCTCGGCCGGGGCGATGCTTGCCTCCAAAAAACAGGATGATATGATTCGACCATGACTGATATCGAGAGTGACTTCCTTGTGGTCGAAAACTTCACGAACGTGGCCGAAGCAGATCAAAACAGTGACGAGCCGGGCGAGGGCGAGAATCCGGAGCGGGAAAAGGGTCGCTTGATCCAGGCGAAAGTGCGCCGCCTAGCCCACCGTCTCGCCGCCGAGGCGATGAGGGACCTCATCAACAGCAGCAAGCCGCTGACGCTGGGGATTGACGCGAACAGCGCGGATACCGAAAACGTGTTGTCCGAGTTGGCTCGGATCCGCGCCTATCACTCCGGCAAGTCGATCTGAAAGCACTCGGGTCGGAATGGTCAACCGAAGGTGAATTAGCTGGGAATGCCGGCCTTTCCACCCTCGGTTGGCCATTCTCCCGTTGCGCGCTTGTGCAAGTTGGCACATAGTCCCTTGACGTTGTATCGCGCGGGAAGTTTCGGCCGAAGGGCGCGCACGCACCTGTCAAAAGATCCGTCAGTCCCCCATCGGATCTTGAGCGCCCCCCTGCCCCTGGTCCAGTACTCGAACAGGCGTCGCTGCGGCCCGCTGGAATCCCCAGGGGCCCCGATGGAGGCCAGGGAGGCCAGGGAGGAGCGAGGCGCGAGACCGGAAGGAACTGGAAATCTAACCATGCCTAGAGGTTAACCGCGCGACGCCTTCCAGGACGACGCATCTTCACCCCGGATCTGACCAGGACGTCTCGGATCGTGTTGACCGAGCGAGATTGGTATCCGAGCCCGACCAAGAGGTCTCGCACCTGGGTCAGGGTGAGCTGCCGAGTCTCGTATGCTTCTCGCGCCTCGCGGATCTCGTCGCCTGTCATGTCAGAGATCATACTCTGCCCCGTCTCCCAACGAGCGACGCGACGACGATAGCCCCGTGGACCACGGCGGCCGCCACCAGGGCCCGGGATCCAAAGACCAGCGAGGCCCCGAACCCCATTATCCAGAATCCCGCGATTGCAACAGTGCGCTTCAACTCGATCTCCCCTCCAGGGACTCCCTTGACTGGGGGGGCCTCTGGCTCGCCACCGCCGACCCCCGGCCAGGCTGGGTGGGTTGAGGGTTGTCTCGGCTCGGCCCATGGGCCAGGTGGTAATAGGTCCTGCCGCCGTCCAGGGAGAAGGCCCCCGGGTCCCGCCGACTCTGCCACATTCCGGCCGGGGGCCTAGAGTCCGACTCGGCGACCTGCATCCACTCTTCGGGATCGTCCGTCAGTGGGGACAGCGTCTCGAACCGGAGCAGTGTCAGGAGCTGCTCCACGGCGCAGTAGTGCGACCCTCCGCTGTGGCCGTACGAGGCAAAGGCGGCGACGGCGGCCACGAGGGACGCGGCGTAGGCGGGGTCTTCGGCGGCCTGGCCGCAGAGTTCCAGTTCGCGTTTGGCGTGCTCGACGAGGGTCAAGGTTTCATCCAATCCGGTAAACAGCTTCTGGCCTGGACGCAGAAAGGCGCGCCAGGAAACGGGGATCAGGATTCCTGGCGCGCACCCCCGCCACAGGGCAATGGGTCAGCGGGGCCTGTATAGCGTATCACCCTCCCCGCCGGTTTGAGCATACACCATGGGAGTGATAAATTTGGGGCATGACAAAAGCCCGAATCATCATGATTTTGATCATGCTGGTCATCGCCACTTTGACCGGCTTGGCTTGGAAGCGGGGGCACGACATCCGCACCGGAGACCGGCAGCCAGTCAGGGCCGCCCCGGTCGGTGTCGGGGTCATGCGGTGACCACCGAGCCCTACGATTCGCGGGACGACACCATGCGGCACGCTAAAAGAGTGGCTGAGCTGCTAGACGCGGTCAGAGCGGACCTTAGGTGGCGTGGATTCTCTCATGATCTGAGCAAGGAGGGTCCAGAGGAGAAGCCGATCTTCGACCGGGTCGCTCCTCGCCTGGCTGAGCTCACCTACGGGTCGCCCGAGTATCAGGAGCAGTTGGCGGAGATGGGGGAGGCTCTCAAGCATCACTACGAGCACAACCCACATCATCCGGAGCACCATCGACGTGGGGTCCTGGACATGACCCTGATCGACTTGTTGGAGATGCTGGCGGACTGGAAGGCCTCCGGGGAGCGAACCGACAACGGGTCAATGGTCAGCTCGCTTCGGCACAATGCCGTGAGGTTCAACATTCCCGACGTGGTCATGCGAATGTTGTGGAATACCTGTCGCTCTTTAGACTGGCTGGATCGACCCGAGTGCGGCGAACCATATCCAGGACAGGACGAGCACCCAGGTCTTCCCCGCATGTTCTGCGATGTTCCAGTGGGCCGTGACGGCAGGCACCCGGGGAATCATGAAACTCACCTACGGACCGCCCGAGTGCCAGGGGAGCTGTCGATATCGCCCCAAGCTCCACAGAAGTGGGGTCCGGGGTATGATCACGATCAGCCCGTATCGGGACAAGGACATTCCGTGTAGCTTCACCTGGGATGACGGCCAGGGGCATCTCTGGTGTATCGGGGGCACGGAAGCAGGATGCCCGCTCCGATTCGAGTCGGAGCGGGCATCCTTGTGTGATACCTAGTCGGGCACGTAAAGCTGGTTGATTTTCACTCGGGCATCCTCCAGGACCCTTTCCAGCAGATCAAGACAGAGATAAGCGCTAGAGATGTCTACAACGGGACTCCCTTTAGAGGTTTCGTCCATCGCGCGCACCGCGCCCCACATGGTGTGTGCCGCGCGAGCATTCCGCACCATCTCATCGCCGGGATGCAAAAGGTACGGACAATGGGCCCTGACGCCAGGCTTCCACCCCACCCGCAACCGATCGGGCCCATTTTCACCGCGCCGGTATCGGTGGCGATTATCCAGCACGATTTGGGTCTTGGTCAGCCTGTGCACAGCCGCATATATAATCGAGCCTACCCCGTGCCAGCAAGGATAAAACTCCACCACTTCCACTCCGGGCTTTATCCAGTCCCCTCCGCTCACTCCCCGCCTCCCGTGTCCCGATTGATCTTGCCGCGAGTCAATGCGATCACAGTCTCCAGTTGATCAAGCAGGCTGCGAGCGTCGGAGGCGTTTCTAACCCCAGAGCTTCTGATGATCTCTTCTATGCGAAGAGTGGCGTCTCTCACGGTAAGCGCTGCGTGGGCGTCGATAACCTCCCTGTCCCTTGGATGGAGGAGGTACGGCCGGAGACTCCAAGAGATGGGATCCCACCCCACGGGGTAGGGCTTGCATCCGGCTTCCGTGCGCCGATACCTACGTCCGCTACTGAGTACGATCTGGGTGCTGGTCAACCTGGCGATGGTCACCGGCCTCATGGACGGGATTCCATGCGGGGTGGGATGAAACTCCACCGCATCCGCCCCTGGAACAATCCAACCGTTCCCCCCGCTCACCCCTGACCTCCAAGGATCACGTCAAGGCGCCGCCTCAAAGAAGCCACTCTGGAATTGATCTTTTCCCAGTCAATCTCGTCGCACCCTTGCCAGTTGTCGACCCCGGCAGCCTCCAGGGCCCGCAGTTCGGCCCTGTCCTCTTCCAGTTGAAGCAGGTCTTCGGCCCTTACGACTACCGTGTCGGTCGGGATCTTGGGATCCCTAACGTTCCATACCTTCATGCCGCCATCCTCTCGATTCAACTACCACTATCATACACGTCTCACATCAGCCTGCTACGCCGCCCCCGCCACCTCGACACACATGTCATATTCACAGCTAAATGGACCATACTGATAAGCAACGACCTCAACCGACACTGGGAGCACAAAGTCTTCGTGGTGGTTGTGAATGCCGCCCTCGATCCGGATGCCGCAAACATCCCCAAAAATCGCTTCTTCCCAGCTGGGACCCACAAGATCCTCGGCGGTGGCTGGACAGCAACAACAAACCGAGGGAAACATGTCCCCTGTCCGGTGTCCCCCAGTCATCCGGGTGGTCGCCGATGAGCATCCGCCAGTGGCCACCGCGCTCCTCGCAGGAATAC